TCTGATGTCAAAGTTACTCCTATTAGTGAGCATGTCACGGATGTTATGGATAGTCCCAATATATATGGACCACCCATTCAATTTCCGCAATATGTTGGCTGGCAGGAATGCTTGGCTAATTTGTCAAACCCCGCGAAACCGTACAGCACAGATCTACTTGATGTTGCTGTCCGGGATTATAAGGAAGATCTATTACCCATTTTCAAAAATCCCTTGTGGAATGATGCTAGGCCCCTCACTGATCAAGAAAATCTGTGTGGTATACCTGGCAAGAAATTTATTGATGCGATCAAACTTGATACATCGATGGGTTTTCCTTTGAATGGCAAGAAGAGGCGCTTTGTAACAGAATTGCCTCCTACCCCCGAAAATCCCAACAATCGTGTATTTGATCCAATGATAATGGATGAAATTAAACGTTGTGAAGATTGTTATCGTAGAGGTGAACGTGCCTATCCTATTGCCAAAGCTTGTAAGAAAGATGAAGTTTTATCAAAACCCAAATGTCGAATTTTCTATGGCAATGCACTTCCTTTGACGTATTTAGTACGTAAGTATTATTTGCCTATTTTGCGTGTATTGCAAATGAACCCTCTGAAAGCTGAAAGCGCCGTTGGCATAAATTGTCACGGTCCTGAATGGGAGGAGCTCCATCAACATATTTTTAAACATGGAGAGGAGCACCTCATAGGAGGAGACTATGGAAAGTACGATCAGAAAATTCCATCCCAGCTTATCTTTGCTGCTTTGCGCATTCTCATTGATTTTGCAAGAGAATGTGACTATAGTGATGAAGATATTAGCATTATGGAAGCTATGACTGGCGATTTAGTTTACGCTGTCGTAGCCTTCAATGGGGACTTAATTGGTTTTATCACTGGTACTCATATCAGTGGTAACTCTTTGACGGCCCAATTGAATGGAATTTGTGGTGCACTTAATATGCGTTGTTACTTTTACGCTCACCACTCCTTTGATAACTTCGAGGAAAGAAAACGGTTCCGTGATTACGTTGCTTTGATGACTTATGGCGACGATAATATCGGAACAAAGAAAAAGGAATTGGACAACTTTACCATTAAAGGTTTCTCTGAATTTCTTGCTGAGTATGGTCAGATATATACCATGCCAGATAAGGAGAGTGAATTACTAGATTACTTGCCCGCTGAAGATTTTGAATTTTTAAAGCGGAAAAGTGTCTTTATTCCAGAGATAGGGTGCCACGTGGGCGCTCTAGTTGACAAATCCTGTGAAAAGATGCTACATTGTTTCATGCGTGGAAAAGGTGCCCCTTTGACGGAGGAGCATGCTTGTGGCATTAATATTGATACTGCTCTTCGTGAGTGGTTTAATCATGGACGCGATGTCTATGAAAAACGTCGCGCTCAATTGCAAGAAATAGCAAAAAGAGCAAACATTTCACATTTGTGCACTGAACTAGATCGTGACTTTGACGAGAGGGTGCAAATTTGGAAGGAGAACTACGAGTAATCGTAGTTACAGGGCCATCACATACCCTTAAAAATGTGGGCCCAGTTTGAATCTGGGTGTTGGAACAAATCAAAATTCGAATACATATATGGATACCAATAAATTGCATGTTTTGTAGATGTTTTTATGTTATATATTAGGCTTTGTGTATTTGGACGACGTTTCCTATTTAGGGACGGCCTGGTCCACCAATGTAAATATCACCGC